CTACTGCGGGTGATAACAGGGCTAAGAGAAGAATTAGTTTCTTCATGTTTTTGGTTTGTCTTCTTTTGACTTCTTGTTACCTGTAGATAGCCCAAAGGTTGCTAGGGCTCCCGTAAAGATTGAAGCAACAAACGTAATATCCGATGATGCTCCAGTCTTTTTGACCATAGGTAACTCTACGTAGTTTAGTGTAATGATAAAACCAGACCAGATAACTACGCCTAGACGCACCATGGCTCCTAGTATTTGCATCTGTTCGTCATGGTCATCTACATTCTCTTTTATTTTTCTGAGGATGCCTTTCTTTTCTGGCGGTTTTGTTTCCATTTGTTTATCTTGCCTTGTAAGAACTTTTGTATTTTATCTTTCAACGCATTGATTACAGGTTGTGTAACAGTCGCAGCTGCTACAGCAGTTACAGCAGTAACCGATGCAGCGACTAGGACTTCTTGCGATGGTAAAGTGATACTAGGTAAGGGTGGAAAGTGTATTTTTGGGGGTGGGTTTTCTTCTGTCCGCACCTCCTCTGTACCTTCGGGTCTTCGTAAATCTTGCGGAGGTACAACCAAAGGTTGATATGAGGGAACATCAGCTGTAGGGAGAGGTAATGACGGGGTTTGCACATTAAAGGTGGGTGGTAACTTTATTGTGGGTAACTCTACCAAGGCTTACCTTCTGCTGTAACTGGTGTGTTAATAAGTGTTATTTCATCTTCTAACCACTTTTCTACACGAGCTACTTCATCAGCTCCTAGTTTTGCTTTGACCCAACCAAGCACTGTTGATTCAGTTAGATCTTTATAAGGTATAAGAGTTTCTGGCTTTTCAAGCTCTACTTCACCAGTTGCTCTTGCTTTTTCTTCACTACCGTCTATACCTTTTACACGATAGATAACTTTTTTAACATAGCCGTCAGCTAGTTCTCTTTCTAGGGTGTTGATTTCCCAAGTTTTTGTAATTGCCATTTTTTAAATTAAGAAGGTTTAGTAGGAAAGGTAACTGATGATAAATCTAAATTACCTTGTGTATTAAGTTTAGGATTAGCACTTTCTGGCAAATCTCTTAACTGTTGCCTATAAGTTTTCCAAGCATCAGTCATCGTTGTGTCAGATAATGCCATGTAATCAGTCTCTGCTAGTCTTTCATTTCTTTCAAGTCGCAGTAACCTCATAGGCTCTGCATTATTTAATCTTACTACTTCAGCGTCTATTTCAGCTTCAGTTGGTGCAGGGCCACTGTCTTGCCATGTAAATCCAGAGTAATCTTCACCAGACCAAGACCATGTTGTATTAGGTTTTAGCTTTGATAATGCCCAAATTCTATCGTAAATCACCCTTTCACCTCCTGTAAATACATATATGTACGATTGGTTGAAGAACTGCCTAGTAATTTAACAGTGCTACCATCAAGACTCATTAAACCAACTTTATAAGTTGTTGATGAAGTTGTACTTGGAGAATCAAGATACCAGAAAGTATGTGTTCCATGACTTATTGAGTTATCACCACCAGTACGATATTGACCACCATTTGCTCTAGCAAGTTGTGTAGAACTTTGTACGTTTCCACGATGTATAGATGTCATAAGCCTTCTATCTCTATCTCCTATACCTTCAAAATCTAGTACAGCAATAACTATAACCTTGCTGCTGGTAGCACTTGGGGTTATGGAAGCACTTAGTCCAGTATCAGAGTAACTTCCGTTTGAAGAAGTGCTATGGTCGCTGGTTAAAGTTGATATAGATGTAGTTTGTAAGATATCACCAGCGTTTTGACCTAATCCTGTGGCAGTATGTATAGCTGAACTATCATGAAAATGTATAGACATTATGATACCTCCGTTAAATTGAATTTATATTTTTTACCAGAACGATTATTTTTTAAGAACAAGTCTGATTCTCCTTCCTGTATTGTCCAGTCACCCCATGTACCATCTACATCATTAGATGAACCTTCGTTAGATAAGTTAAGGTCATTAGTGTAGACGTTTGCCCAACGTAGTGATGTAGAACCTAAATTATAAGTGTTGTTAGTAGCAGGGAATACGTCATCAAAGAAATGAGTACCATCACTTTTTATAGTAAATTTACCAGATCCAGCCCTTTGAAATTTAAGATCTCCATTAGCTTGATTTATAACACCATCATTATTTGCTCCAACGCTTATGTGTAAGTCAGCACCATCACCTAAATAAATGTTTTCATCATCTTTAATTCTTAAATCACCAAAAACTTGTACTCCACCATTGTTTGTCTCAAACTTTTTACTGTTATCGTAATATAGCTCTACGGCTCCGTCACCTATAACTTTTATACCTACATCAGTATCTTTAGGATTAATATAAATATTTTTTAACCCATTACTTCTAATATAGTTATCTGTACCATCGTGATAAATTTCTAGATCTTGACCAGAACCAATACGAAGTTTTGCATTATCATTTATATAAAGATGATTACTCTGCATCAGTAATTCGCCATGTGACCTTACCCCGCCTGAGTAAGTCTCAAACTTTTTACTGTTGTCGTGATATAGTTCTACTGCTCCATTCTTTATAAACTGAGCAAAAGTTTCACCACCACTGTAACTTGATAACTTAATACCACTTGTAGTGTCATCTGATTGTATAGTTAGTTTACCCGGTCCTCTTATAACGTTGGTATTGTCAGCAATATGGTAGATTTCCATATCAGAACTAGCACCAAATGAAGCAAATGAGCCATCTGGAAAAGTAGCATTACCATTTAAAGCTATACCTTGTGAGTATGTCTCTAACTTTTTACTGCCATCATAATAAAGCTCTACTGACCCATCTGTATTGAAATCTGCCATCTTTCCGAAGGTTGTGCTTCCTCCAGAGATTATTCTTATGCGATTTGTTGTTCCAGAATCTAGATGTAAGTCATGGTTTGATGCTCTAATATAACTAGCATTTGAAGTATGATATAGTTGCAAATCATCGTGTGTACCTACAAGTATTTTTGAACCATCAGGAATCCCATCAATATCTCCATCAACACTTATACCAGTTGAGGTTGTCTCAAACTTTTTACTGTTGTTGTGATATAGCTCTACTGATCCATCAGGAGTAGCTTGCAACGTAGTTTCAGTGCCAGCATTGTTCATAAACCGAATATTACTTGCTGCGAGTATCAGATCTCCTGTACCAGTATCTTCTATGTAACTATGACTTCCATTATGCTTAATCTGTAAATCACCACTATTTCCAAAAGAAGCTATACCGTTATCGACAAATGATAAATTACCTGTAATTGCTGCTCCAAAAGCATTAGTCTCAAGCTTTTTACTGTTGTCATAATATAGCTGTACTGCTCCATCAGATGCAGCATTAATAATAGTATCAGAATTGTTTTCGTCTACAACATTAAAATTAGTAGCCATCACACGTACAGTGCTATCATTCTGTATCCTTAACTCACCTGTAGTGTTATCAATGATGCTATTAGAACCATCGTGATAAATTTGTAGGTCACTTCCAGTTCCGAACCGAGCATAGACACTATCATTAAATTTTAAGTTGTCGTGTGACTTATCCCAAACCAAATCTGTGCCAGAAGTGTTACCTTTAAAGGTTACATCACCGTCATGGGTTGCACCGTCATCAACAGTTACACCTGTTATATTCAGACCAGTTGAAGTTGTCTCAAGCTTTTGACTTCCATCATAATATAATTTTGTGGCTCCATTAGATGCAGCGTGTAAAGCATAGTCACTACTATTAGCGTGTAAAGCCACTCCACTTGTACCATATACAAATGTAAAACCAGTATTTCCTTTTAGATAATTATGTGAACCATCGTGATAAATTTCTAGATCATTACTTTCTCCAATTCTTATTTTCTGACCATCAGATGAGGTAAGGGCTAAATCACCAGTAGCAGCTACTTTTCCTGTTACTAAAACTCCAGTGCTTATTGTCTCAAGCTTTTTGCTGTTGTCGTAAAAAAGTTCTACGGCTGCGTTATCAATACAATTAACAAATACTTCATTACCACCTTGATCTTGTAATTTTATACCATCAACACTTCTTAAATGAAGGATACCATCAGTGTTTGTTATAAAACCAAAGCCATTATAATGGAATATTTCCATATCTGACCCTGTACCAAATATAGCTTTTACGTTGTCGTTATAAACGTTACTACCAGTAAATGTGTTACCAGTTGTAACAGCAAAGTTACCTGTAGCTGTAACACCGTCTACCCAAGCACTACCAGTATAAACTTTAAGTGAGTTAGATGTAGTGTTAAAGAATAAGTCCCCTGTATCTAAGCTAGATGTAGGATTACTTGAGCCTATACGATATACGTTAAAGAAATTGTTAACGCTAGATATATTACTTGCTACTGTGTTAACGTTTGAAATAGAACCAGCAGTTGTGTTTACATTAGATATAGAACCAGCAACAGTATTTATATTAGAAGCATTGCTGACCACACTGTTAATATTACTAGCATTACTAACTGCACTGTTAATGTTTGATTCGTTACCAGCTACAGAGTTAACATTAGATATATTATTACCTACATTGTTGACATTAGTTATGCTACCAGCTGTAGTATTTACATTTGCTATACTACCAGCAGTTGTGTTGACATTACTAATAGACCCAGCTACTAATCCTATATCAGTGCCGTCTGCTGCGACAATACCAATATCAGAAGCGTCAGCAGCTACAGCATTTATGTTAGCTGTGTTGTTTGCAACTGTTGTGATATTAGATGAAATACCAGCTACAGTTGTAACCTCTGTTGCTTTTGGTACAAGTCTATGAAATTTATATCTATGTAACGTAGTGGTTGTTTCTAAAATTAAACCAAACCCCGCTGTAAGTTCGGTTGATCCACAATCTATAATATCAACGTTACTTCCATCAAGAGCACCATTTGCAATAGAAGCAGTACCTTGACCACCACTATTTCGTGTGCCTGATAATGTCTGAATACTAACTAAAGTACCAGCACCATTATTTATATCAGGGTTTTCATTAGGAAAACTATTTTCATTTGCTATCGGTACAAAACCACCAACATTATCAACTAGGTCAATTATCCTGTCGTTGATAGCTGCGGTTGTAGCAATCGTTGTATCGTTATCTGGAAAAGATTGACCATCTTTAATCGTGTCACCAGAACTTATATTAAAAAATCTAGCGTCAGCAGCAGCCGAAGTTAAGAAAGATGTATCATTAGTTGTAGCCGCACCTTGCTCGGATGCTGTTATAACAGTTGCTCCGTTTAATTTATCTGAAGTTATAGACCCAGCAGCATAGTGCTCGTTGTCCAATGCTCCAGCAGCTATATGTTCAGAGTTAACAACGTCATCTTGTATGTTATCGCCATCTATAATATCGTTAGCTAAATGTACATGATCTATAGAACCATCTACGTAATGCTCTGAGTTAACTGCGTTATCAGCTAATTTAGTGCTGTCTATTATATCTGCTTCTAAATGTACACGATCAATAGATCCGTCAGTATAGTGCTCAGAATCAACAGCGTTGTCTGCTAGTTTTGTTCCGTCAATAATGTCAGCTTCTAGTTTTGCTCTAGTTACTGCACCGTTAAGTATTTCAGTAGTTGTAACTGCATTGTCTGCAATCTTGGTTGATGATACTGCTGAGTTAGATAAATGTTGTTCATCTATACTTCCATCTACATAGTGTTCTGAATTTATAGAATCATCAGCTATTTTTGTACCATCGACAATATCTGCTGCTAAGTGTTCACGGTCAATAGATCCGTCTACATAGTGTTCAGAATCAATCTGGCTATCTGCTATTAAAGCATTAATAATAGCGTCATCGTCTATATCATACGAATGTATAAGATTAGGTATCTGCTCTTCTTGTGCTCTGTATAAGAGCTGGGTGTTGTTATTATTTAAGTCAGCTGCTTTTACGGATGACCCTGCTGTAAATGTAGCCTTGGCTGTATCTACATTAGTGTCACGATATATACGTATGTTAGCTGGACTGGATGGTATATTACCTGATGTAAAGACTACATTACCGCCACCTGTAGTAGTGTAGCTAGTAATATTGTAGTGTGTACTTGCTGTTTTAAGTACACCATCTACACGAACTTTAACATCAGAAGATTGATATGAAGGAAAGGTAAACTGCTTAGTTGCATTACCATCCCCAGTGTATTCTACGAATGTTGTTGCCATTTATTTGTATATGTTAAGGAGGTTTGCGGTAGTTCGTTGTTTTCTAAGCTGTTCAAACTTTCTAGCTTGCTGTTCTTGTACCACTTTAAGAATGTTAGATTGACTCTTAATTCTAGCCCATGCTATTTTTCTAGCTCTACGGAATAATTTATCTATTTCTCTATTGTGCCAGTAATCTCTAGCATCAAAATCAGCACGTCTACCAGACTTTATGTCTTCATACATTTGACGCATAGACGCTAAAGCCTCTGGATTCCTAGCTAATTTATCAAGCTGAAGTTCAAGATTCTGTATACCTATAGCCTGCTGAAATGCAGATCTAATCTCTGGATGGTCTGTTAAGTTTGTACCATCAGGTGCATAGTATGTAGACATACGTAGGTCATAACCACTGTCAAATAAGAAGTTTCTACCTTCGCTTTGGTCTAGATTTAAGGACACAGGACTAACTGCATTATATGCACGAGTTAGAAAATCCCAATCTCTTAGTGGTTTACCGTTTAGCATATCATACTTTTTAGGTAGCTCGTTAGCAAGTGGATTTATTTGTGTAGCTACTTCACTAAGTAAGTTACGGTTACGTATGGACTGTCTGATACCAGATCCTATCTCACGCATATATGGTGTAAACAATTTACCCATTTCATTACGCAAACCAGCTAAAGGTACAGTATTGTTAGCAAGTGATGCTATAATACGTGCTCCCTGTCCGGGTCTACCACCAAATAGATCTACAAAAGACTGTATGCCTGCTAGATATGACTTGCTGGTTACAGCTTGCGCTACTACTAATGATATTTTACCTAACTCGTTTTCTGTCCACTCTTCACCCATAAGCTCACTTGCGTCGCCTACGTCAGCGATTGTAGACATAATAAGGTTGAATGGTTCAAACTGGTCGTAACCTACACGCACATCACCTATACGTATTGTACGTGGCTCCCACTTACCATCTAGCCACATCTGTCTTTTTTGTCTGTCGACTGGGCCGTTACCGTTAAGATCACCACGCATCCATGCCTGTGCAGCCATAAATACTACAGCAGAACCCATCGCCAATCGGCCTGTTTGTAATGCTCTAGCGTTAGCAAGCTCTTCTGGTGTAAAGATACCATACTTAGATACACTGCCTAGATTGTTAGGGTTAGCAAATGCAATGTCGTTAAACTCTTTGACTAAGAAGTTAAAACCGGGTGTATACTTACCTGTCAATGCAAGACCGTTGACACCAGTTCTAGCAAACAAAAAGAATGGCTTGGCTAGTGGTGTAGCTGTAAATACATCGTTTAGACCTTTAGCAAAACCTGTAAGCTCTTGAGTAAGTGTAACTTCTTTCTTTGCGAACGAGGTAGCTTCATCCGTAATATTACCAGCAGAGTCAAAAACTTGACTATAAAAATCATCTTCATAGGCTTTCATTAACTCTTTAGTTATCTTAGGTGTCTGTATACCGTTGTTCTGCATGTCTAATACTCTACGCATAGCTTTCTCACGCATCTTAGCACGGCCAAGTATATATGCAAAAGCATCGTCGGTTGCAGCCATAAGCTTTGTAGAGTATGTAAGCATATTAGTATTGTTCATCTGACGTGCCATATTAGCTATACGAAAAGCTGCTTGCTCTCCGGGTGTAGCTCTACCACTATCTTCTGCCCAACGACGTAATATCTCCCAGTTGTCATCACCTTTTGTATACTCAGAGTAACGAGTCCTAATGTTTCTTATATCACCTTTCCAGTAAGAGTTAAGTTTGTTTTTAAATAGTTCAAATGATTCTGGTATAGCTTCTACCATAGCATTTACTGTAGACAAGCTAGCTCGTAAGCCACGTGTGTCACCAGTAAACGGTGCTTTGATAGCATATCCTAATGCTGTTGCAAGTGGTCTTAGCAGAGTTGCCGTAGATGTACCCATAATGGCTCTCACAGGCGTTTTAGGGCCACTTAGGATACTATTGGTCATAACACCCTCTAGCTCCCTTATAAGGACTCCTGTGCGGTTTGGGCCGTTAGGATCTATCTGACCACCCTTTAGTATTTTTCTTGCCCAGTTGTCAAAGTCATCTAAGCTTTGTATCTCTTTCATCATAGAAAAAGCTTCAAACAAAGCGTTGAGTAAGTTGTCATCTTTGTCATCTTTTGTGATGTTTAGAATAGTCATAATCGACTCTCTAGCATCTGCAACTTCTTTCTTGACTGTTGACTCTAGTGCATCTTTTCTAGCTTTACCAGCACCCAATGCTCTAAATGAATCAGACTTTATAAATCTTGCTTTCTTTGTTTGGTATAACGCAGTAAGCATAGTATCCATAATCTGTTTGGCTGGGCCATCTACACTGTTAAGATCAACTATGTCAGCTATTTCTCTACCAGCAATACCTGTATCTCGTAGCTGCTTGAGTAGTGTACCAACAACAAGGTCAGCAACAACTACGTTCTTAGATGTCCAGTTCTCAAAACCATCAATGACATCATTAGTTTCAAACAGCTCTTTTAGATACTCTTCTGCTGACATATCTGCTGCATTTCTACCTTGTGTGATGCGTTGATGTGCTTCGATAGCTTCTCTGTACTTGTTTACTAATGTAGTTCTAGATCCCTTTGCAGCTTCTAGTTCCTTAGCAAACTTTTCTGTACTCATCAAACCTTTTAATATACGTTCGACTTGTTCTTCATCAGTAGCACCTTCTAGAGCTATGCGTTCACGTTCTATAGGTGTAGTAACAGAACCAGTAGATCCATCTTCTGAACCCCAGTCCTTACGTGTTTTAGATAGCTGTTGACGAGCCACATCCGGTTCAACCTCTGATATGTGTGCCCCTTGGTGTGGTTCTGCAAATGGTGCGTTCTTGTCAGCTCTAAACTCAGCTTCGCCTTTACGGAGCTGTGCAAGACCAGCCTGTAGTGACTGATCCTGTAAGCTTGTGTTTCTCTTTGTTATCTGATTTACAGCACCCTGACCACCTTTCTTAAGTGCGTATGCTACACCATCAAATATTATACCGATACCCATACCTTCTACGATGTTTTTGAGTTTCATCATTATAGGATGGTCAGTATCTTTTGTAGCTAGAGGTGTATCTATCCAGCCATATCTATCACGTAATGCAGCTAAAGCGTTTTGCTCATCTGACTCTTTAGATATAAGGTCAGATACAGCACCAACTGCTGCACCTCGTAATACACTGCTGCTAGCAAGACCAGCTAGACTTGCTGGTACTGTGACTACACCAGCTGCTACTGCACCTTTTGCTGCTAGCACTGTGCCAGCTGCAAGAGATCCAAAATGAACTAGACCTCTTAGCTGTTTACCCCACCATGTTCTTGTTTCGATAGGGTTATCATATCCTCCAAACGGTGTCCAGTCAGGCTTATACTCACCGGTAAGACGGCGTTCTCGAGCCATAGCTCCAGTCAACGCATCTATTGTACGCTCTGGAAATGTAGCTAGTGATGATGCAGTATCTTGCAAACCACCTGAGATAATTGATTGACCTTCCTTTAAAACACCCTTGAAGCCCCATGTATCTTCGTTACGTGGGTCAAACTGTACGTCTTCAGCTTGTTGTTGTTCTGCTTGTTCTTGTTCTTGTTCGAGTCTTTGCTCTTCTTGACGTTTAGCATATTCTGACTGTACTCTTTCTGCCTGTTGGGCAATAAAATCTACAGTATCATCATCGAACTCTACAGAATATTTTTCACTCATTAATTTCTCCGTGTCTTCTTAGTGGATTTAGGTATGATCTTATCTCCTGACTCTCTTAGTCCGTAAAAGTCTAAAATTGACTTGCGTAACTTTAGATCTTTGATATCACTAAAGTCTATAATCTTTTCTTCGTCTATAAGACCTGTAGCAGTAAAGTAGGTTTTTCTAAGGTTATCGGTAAACTTTGGACTAAATGCAGATACTTGTGTTTTATCTTTGTTTGCAACAAGAAAGTCTCTGAACATATCTTTAGTAATTATTGAGTTGACATACTCTTTATCTGCTATTGTAGCCTTCTCAGCTTCACCAATAAATAAGTTATTTAGAGCGTCTGAATGTGAGTCCCACCCTAGACTAAAATCTACATCTTTTAGTGCTGGAAATATCTCTTGCAAAATTACTCGATCTTTTTCTGATATGTTAGGCAGGCTATACACACCCTTATCATCAGCAATTCCTAGACCTCTAATATCATTGCGAGTGCTTTGACCTATTTTCATAAGTATAGCAGCTGCATTAGTTTGAAAATTCTCATCAAACTTATCATTAAAGTCTAGAAGTACAATACCTTTAGATTCTTGATAATTCTTAATTGTCATAAGATCATCTCTACTAAATCCATAGCGACCAAAGTTGTCACTACCGTAGTAACTTAGTAGTTGGTTAGCAGATCTATTTTCACCGTCATTTCTAGTAATGGTTGTACCGTTAGCTCTAGTTATAGTATAGTAACCATCACCTACATACTCTAACTCTCCGTCTGCATTTACTGTACTACTACGCATAGAGTTTAGTAAAGATTTTGTTTTATCTTTGTTAAAATAGAACACACCGAACTTAGCTGGGTCATTAGGACTGTTAGCTAAGATTAGTCTATCTTCTTCAGATAAATCGTAGTAGGTTCTGTCTCTTACAATTTGGTAAGTACCAGAGTTTTCGTCAAGTCTTAGACCTCCTGTTTTAAGTAGTCTGTAAACAGCAGCATCGTATCCACTTGTAAATCTCTTATCTCTTTTAGCAACCTCGTCCCAAAAACCAGATACTCTTGCAAAATCACCGTCAAGCACTGCATTGAGAGTGTCACTAAGTACAGCTTTTTCTTGTACATTTATAGCCTTGTCACTATCTATCAGTGTTTGATCTGCCTTTACTTGCTCAGAATAAGCTATAGCATCTTTAAGAGTAACGTCTTGTGCTTCGTTTTTAACGTCAGCTAACTTATACTTTTCGTCAGTTATGTTGTCAATTATATCTCTTGTTACTTCACTCTTTGTTATTCTTTTATCTCTACCAGATTCATTAGCTAATCCTAAGTCTAGACCTTCTATGAGATCACCTTTAGCCATTGATAGTAGTATCTGATGATCTCCGGGTAACTGACTTGCTTTAGTAATTTTGATATTACCTTCATTTTCTGGTAATGCGTTATAGTAATTAAGGTAGGCTCTTTCAACTCGCTCTAATTCACTAGCATATTGAGTAGGCTGACCAGCGTTAGGATAAGATCCTAGTCTAGATGATGTAAACTGTTTAGATTGTAGATTTAAAATGTCAGTTGGTACAGGCTCACCGGGAAATAGTTGCTTAAACTTTTTCTGTAAGACCATTATGTCACCGGGGTCTGGATCTATACCTAGCTCTATATACTTTTCCTTTACAGGTTGTACTTCATTAACTATAAAATCTAGTAGTCTTGTATTCTTTTCATCAGCTGGATCGACGTTAGCCGCATCTTTAGCATCATTTATCTTTTTTTCGATAGCCTGTTTAGTACCATCTTTTGGACCACCTACTTTTAAGTCTTGAAATGTTTTATGTGTTTTAGACTGAGATTCATAAAATAGTGCTGTATCTTTTAAATCATCTAGATTTGCCATACTAAATGCACCATCGCCATTTTTGACACTGGTAGCTACAATATCAAATAACTTAAGTAGAGCATCTTTATTACCTTGAGGCGTATCCGGAAAACCATATCTAGTTTTGATAGTAGATAAAGCTTTATCCATGTGAAGAGTTTTAGGTTGACCTTCATCAAAATTATCAAATATATTAGATAGGTCGTCTGCAACTGCTTTATCATTACGTGTATCAGCATTAGCTGCAAGTTTACGCTCCAGACTAAGTAAGTCTCTTTCTTTCTTAGCTAATAGTTTTGGATAAATTACCTGATTCCATTCATCCTTAAACTGCTTACTATCAATGTCATACCCTGCTTCTTCGTAATGATATAACAAGGATGTAGTCATTAGTTCAAAACCTTGATCGTAAATCTCAACACCCTCGTTCATGGTATTTACACCATTGAATCCTTTTTCTTCTATATGATTAGTTAGACCACCAGTAAGCTGTGGAAATAAATCTTGTCCAAACTTACGTAAGGTAGTTTTATCTGAGCTAGCAACAGTAGCATTGTAGAAATCTAAGGCTGCTACGTCACCAGTTTCTTTATACTCATTGTATAGTGTGCCTTCCATTTTAGCATTTGCGTCTGCTAACTCCTCAGCTTCTTTCTTTTTTTGAAGTCTACCAGCAGCATCTAAACGTGAAGCTTCTGCTTCGTTGATATATTCTACAGCTTTCTTCTTTTTTTCACTAGCATCCCTAAACTGGCTTACTTTGCCAAGAGTTTCGTCTACTAATCTTAATAGGTCAGGTAGTGTTCTTTGCTCTTCAAGTATACGTTCTAAACGTCTTGATTCCTCTCTAACATCTTGTGTTACTTTGTCTATATTTTTATTGATAGACTCATCTAGATTAGGTGAAGTTCTATCATAGTTGGTTTTACTAATATCGGGTATCTCGTCCCGTGGTGTACCAACGACGTTTCCATATGATGATGATGACATTATTAGAAGTTATAAGTATTGTTTACAACAGGAGGTACTTTAGGTGTCGTCAATCCTTGGAAACTTGTAGCAATACTGAGTCCAGTCTGAAGTAGCTGTAGTGTACCTGTAAAGTAATCTTTAGGCGGTAACATTGTAGGCATACCAAACTGTGGTGGGAATCCTAGTGCTTCTCTAGCTTTTGCGTTAGCGGTCTGATACTGTCGTATAGCACCCGTCTGTGCATATGCTATGTTTCTTGTAAAGTTTGTACGATCTATCCCTTCTACTTGTGCTTTTTTACCTAGTAAAGCTTTGTAATCATTTAAACCATAACGAGTAGATCGACCACCACCGTCTGATTTCTTTTTAGAAAAGTATATCTTAGCAGCAGTTTCTACTTCTTGTCTACCTTTTCCTTGGTTGTATTTCGCAGCAACCACTGCATCACTCAATGTACGGCTAAAACCTATGACATTTGTATCTAATGTTTTTTCATAGATCATTTCCCGGTTGTTGAACTTAAGACCTTCGTTCGCAAATGCAAACTTCTTTTCTCTGTCTCTTTGTCTGGCAGCTTCTCGCCTGCCTTTGTTAGCGTCTAAGCACACGGCAAAATTCAATAAATGTTACATTGTTTGGCCCATGTTTTAACTTACGTAAAAACTTAAAGCCCAGAAACTTAAGCAGTTTTAAATGTGCTTTGTTTCTACTGTCAACGATATTCCAAAGTAGCTCTTCTTTACGGCTATCGACCCACCGTTTAGCTTCTCTGACAAATAGCGTTGGCCCTTCTTCTATTACTGGAGTGCAGAGCATCCAGATGTCTCCTTCTTTTCCTACGCCTGCCATACCAGCAGTCTTGCCGCTAGGCGACGTGAAGTACACATAGGATGGATTCTGAGCCATAAGAGGGAGGTAGATCATAGGATCTATCCCATGCCCCTCTTCGACTTCTCTGCGGTCTTCTGGACGTAGATTAGAGGCCACCTCCAAGGCAGCCTTTACTGTGAGTGGGTGAATGTATTTACTCATAAATCGTTATATATCGGTTCTAGTTTTTCTATTGTGTCTGCCATCCAAGGCTCCCATGGTACTTGTTTCATTCCTCTTTGGAAGTATCTTTCGTACCATTTGTTGGTTTTCATTCTCCAATAGAAGTATCTGAGTTCTGTTTCTGTGAGTTGTATGTTATACACGTTTATAATATTTGGGTGAGTAGTCTCCTTCCCAAGACAACGATCTGAGCGTAGCTGGGGCAGGGTGTGATGATTTGAGTGTTATTTCAACGTTTGTGTTTTTCTCGTAGACTGGGACAGTCTTGATAAACTCTTCGAGATATGGTGCATCAGATGCTTCGTACTCGTCGAGCTCTGTTGACTCGTAGATTTCTGTGTAATCATTCTTGCCAATTCGTTCGAGTGTTGTTTCGTAAAGTCCTATCTTACCGAAGTGAAACTTGACTCTGTGTAAAACTAAAGATGAGTTTACATCAGCTCTAGATACATTGTTCTGTGCTCTGGTAGGATATATTGTTGGAAATTTTACTTGGTACGGATAGATGTATCCGATTGTAAGTGTAGCACCAGACCAGTTACCCGGTAAAGTAAAGCTTGTACCTGATACTGTAGCCTTGGCGTATCGACCAACTCGTGTTGAGTTAGTGTTTGTGTCAATTACCACTAGGTCGTGGTTAGGAGTAGTGACTGTATTTAGCCACCCCACACTACTGAAGGTTGTGGTGTTTGTAGCTGAGTTAAAGCTGCCACCGCT